CGTAAAAACAATCTTCAGGAGCTCAGCCAGGTCGAGCAGGCGGTGGGGACGCTATATGCGCTGCAATTCAACGGAGGCGTGTGGGCATTCCGCCGGTGCCAGGCGACGCAGAGATTTTTCGAGCGGTGGTGGCGCGAGTGGGAGGTACATGCCCAGCGCGACCAGGGCGCGCTGATCCGGGCGCTGTATGAGGCTCCCATTCGGGTGTGGGTGCTGGGAAACGAGTGGAACAAATTCCCCAAGTACACGCCCGACGTGGAGACGGCCGGCATTTTACATTATCCAGGAGACGCCCGCCGGTGGGATGGAAAATTGCCCGGACGCATTGACAGTCCGCAGGCATGGGACCGCGTGAGGCTATTCGAGCAGAGAGGCAAGGCATGAACCTGGCGATGTACGCCGGCAGAGTCGGCGATCTGCCTGGCACGGTTGGTCTGCCGTGGGAATATTTCGAGAAGCGAGGTTGTTTTCTCGATTGCCGTGGACCGCTCACGATCTCGGCGCTGAGCAACTGGGGATACCGGGTCAGCATCCTGACTCAATCACACGATATTGACGAGTGGCCCGAGCTGGGTTTTGCGGTGCCCTACGGCGTCACGGTCGAGGATAATGTATGGATCGGATCACGTGCGCTGCTGGCGGGCTGTACGATCTATCGCAACTCGATTGTGGCAGCGGGGACTGTGGTGCGAGGACAGGACGTCGGACCTGGCGTGATGGTGGCCGGGAATCCGGCGCGCGTGGTGGCCAGGTGGGATGGGACACAGTGGGATTATCTGCCGGATAGAGAATCTGGTTATTGTCGGGAGCTGGCGTGACGATATTGAATTTGGGCGCCGGCAATCGAATCATCGGCGACGCGGTGAACCACGACGTGTGCAAGCACAGACCAGAAATCAGCGTTGTACACGATCTGAATGTCCTGCCGTGGCCATGGCAGGATAACTCATTCGATCTGATCGTGGCGCGGTCTGTGTTGGAGCATTTGCAGATTGATTTGGTCAAATCGCTCGACGAGTGCTGGCGGATTATGCGTCCAGGCGGCCAATTGTTTCTGAAGCTGCCGTATTGGAATTCGGACGTGTCACATTGGGACCCCACACATCGTTGGTTTTTCAGTTTGCACAGCTTTGACCAATTCGACCCTGACACGCGGCGCGGAAAAGAGTATGCATTCTACACGCCGCGCGCGTGGAAAATCGTGAAGGAGGCTGTGTTGAATCACGCGCAGTCGTCCATCATCGTTACGATGGAAGTGCGAAAATGATCTTGGGCGGTTCGCCGGATGAACTATTTTCGACGCTGATGGAGCAGTTCCCAGGCACGCCGAAATGTCCTGCCGATCTGCATCCGCAAATGCTGCCTTATCAGTTGATTGCGTTGTACGGCCTGGCCAGCCAATACAATCGTCTGGATGCCGCGATCCTGGAGATCGGCACGGGTGATGGAGCGTCGGCGTTCATGCTGTCAAGGGCAGCACCGTCAGCCAGAATCGTATCGCTGACAATCAGTCATCGCGAGGCGGCTCAATCTGGGTGCAGATTAGGCGCAGCGGGATGCACGAATGTGGACATTGTTCTGCGCGCATCCTGGGACTATTTCAGAGCAGAGATGAGACTCTGGGACATGATTTTTGTGGATGGAGACCACAATCACATTGAGAGAGACCTGCAATGGTGGGAACGGCTCAATGTTGGCGGACTGATGCTGTTTCACGACTATTCGCCAATGGAGAGCGAACATCCCAGCCCGATCGTGTTTGCCATGTTGAACATGTGGCTGCGGGGATTGCGGCGGGAACGATTCGACGTGCTGATCGCGGACGACACCGCGACGGGAATGGCAGGGCTATACAAATGATGAATGCTGGCATTGTGCTGAGAAAGGATGATCCTGTTGCGCACGGCTATGCAGTCCGGGGAAAGTTGACAGTGACAGTGTCACAGGATTGGGCGCTGCCATGGGAACGGACATTGTTCATCACGCCCGGAACGTGCGTTCCGTGGGAATTGTTGGGCGTCGGATTCAATTTCCTGGCCAAGTGGGACCTGGCAGCGCCGCTCTGGAAAGCTGGCATGTTGGCCAGGGACGTGGGCGCGCCGGCCGATCGCGAGAGGACACAGAAGGTGACCCGTGATCTGCGGGTCCCCGTGTATGCGCACGAGCTGCTATTCGTGCGAGCCAGCGAGGCGGGCCGGGCATTCCTGGCGGCCTGGCGCGCGGAATGCTCCCATGGCGAGGAGCGGCTGGCGTTCGTGCGGGCGCTGTACATGATCAAGCCGGTTTTTTGCGTGCTGCCGAGGCTGTGGCTGGCGGATATTGCCCAGCGAGAGACGGGCGACAAGGCATCCGCGGCCAGGCGGAAGGCGAGACAGCCACAGCCACTCATCCGAGTGGAGGTAGCGCCTGGCCGGTTCGTGCAATGCTACGAGGCAGATCGGCAAAAGGTTCTGGAGCGGTATCAGCGATTGGCGAGAGGGCGGCATGCCAGATAGTGCGCAGCAGATCACGGGCGTCATCGGAGATCCCAGCTCGTGGAAGGTCGTAGACCTGGGAGGTGAGCTGGTGCTGGTGGATGTGCCGGGGCGGCCAGGCGCGAAGCAAAAGATGAGCAAGGAGCAAGCGATCACGCTGGGGCTGTGGAAGGACGAGGAGCGAGGAGCGAAGGCCGAGGAGCGAAAGGCGATCCCAGCGGGGAAAAACAAGGCGCGCAGGCAGGCGCCGAATAAATAGCGACAGGAGGTTGAGATGGCAAAGTGGTCGAGCGATAGTGTGATGGATGCGGCGCTGGATGTGATTGCCGGATGCACGTTGCTGACGGTATGTAGCGCGCAGCCGACGACGTACGCCGAGGCATCATCCACGTACAAGCTGGCTGACGTCGTCATCGATAGCGGCGATTTTACGAAAGGGAACGGCGACGTCAGCGGAAGAAAGGTCACGGTTGGCGCACAAAACGCAGTCACGATTGATGCGAGCGACACGGCCACGCATGTCGCGCTGTGCGTGAGCGGGTCCAGCACGCTGGTTTACGTGACGACATGCACCAGCCAGTCGTTGACCGCGGGCGGGACGGTGGATGTTCCAGCGTTCGACATCGAGATCGCTGATCCAGCGTAGATGGCGCTATCTCGCACCAACATCGGCTCATACAAGAGCACGACGACGCATGGCACGGGCAGCTTTTCGACCGGCAATTTTACGCCGCCGGCGAATTCGCTGCTGGTGGTGATCGTTGCGATGATGGGCAACGATACGACGGGTGATTTGGGGACGCCGACGATTTCTGGCGGGTCGCTGTCGTATACGTTGGTGGGAAACGCGCGCGGTGAGGCGACGTGGTCGAATCGGGTGAATGTGTTCACTGCGCCGGTGGGTGGGTCGCCAGCCGAGATGGCGATCACTGTGGACGATGACACGAATCAGAACATTGCACAATACACGGTGATCGTCATCGCGTACACGGGATACGATACCGGGACGCCGACGGCCGGGTATGTCACCAGCGGTTCGACGGACATAGGTAATGGCTCTGAGTCGCAGACACTAGCGGCTACGCCCACCACCGACGATGTGACACTGTTTGCGCTGATTGTTGACGCGGACAATCTACCGAATCCGACGCTGGCATCTGGCTGGTCGAAATTATACGAGGATGGGAGCGCCGGCTATGCGGCGGCGGTGATGGCTGAGAGAACAAGCTCATCGTCCACGACAGTTACTCTAACCGATTCGTATACCGGCGCTGGATCATTCTGGAAAGCCGGCATGCTGTCGTTCATTGTGAAATGCTCGGCGGCAGTAGCACTGGTCGTGGCGGATGCGAGCCAGGCGCACAGCGCGGACAATATGGCGCTGACGCAGCATCATGTGCTGATCGTGGCGGATGCGAGCCAGGGGCATGGCGCGGATAATGTTGTTCTGGCGCAGCACAATACGCTCGCCGTGGCTGAGACGAATCACACGCACTCGTCAGACAATGTGATTTTGGCGCAGCACAACGTCTTGGCTGTGGCGGATGCCGACCAGGCGCATAACGCCGACAATGTAGCGCTGACGCAGCACAACGCGCTGGCTGTGGCGGATGCGAGCCAGGCGCACAGCGCGGACAATGTGGCGCTGGGCATTGACCTGGCTGTGGCAGAGACCAGCCACGCGCATAGCGCAGACAATGTGGCGCTGACGCAGCACAACGTGCTGGCCGTGGCGGATGCCGGCCATGCGCACAGCGCGGACAATGTGGCGCTGACGCAGCACAATGTGCTCATCGTGGCGGATGCCGACCAGGCGCACAGCGCGGATAATATCGCGTTGACGCAGCACAACGCACTGGCCGTGGCGGATGCGAACCAGGCGCATAGCGCGGGCAATGTGGTGCTGGGCATTGACCTGGCTGTGGCAAAGACCAGCCACGTGCATAGCGCAGACAATGTGGCGCTGACGCAGCACAACGTTCTGGCTGTGGCGGATGCAGATCAGGCGCACAGCGTGGACAATGTGGCGCTGACGCAGCACAACGTGCTGGCTGTGGCGGATGCAGATCAGACGCACAGCGTGGATAATGTGGCGCTGACGCAGCACAATGTGCTCGTCGTGGCGGATGCCGACCACGCGCAGACGGCTGACAATGTAACGCTTGTCATCGCTGGCAAATTAGTCGTTCAGGACACAAGCCATGCGCACAGCGTGGACAATGTGGTGCTGACGCAACACAACGTGCTGATCGTGGCGGATGCCGACCAGGCGCACAGCGCGGACAATGTGGCGCTGACGCAGCATAATGTCTTGGCTGTGGCGGATGCCGACCAGGCGCACAGTGCGGACAATGTGGCGCTGACGCAGCACAACGTGCTGGCTGTGGCGGATGCAGATCAGACGCACAGCGTGGATAATGTGGCGCTGACGCAGCACAACGTGCTGGCCACGGCGGACGCCGTTCATGCGCATTCTGCCGATGGAGTCACGCTGGTCGTCGGCCTGGCCGTGGCGGATGCTGGCCAGGCGCACGGCGTTGACAATGTGGCGCTGACGCAGCATCACGTGCTCGTCGTGGCCAAGGTGACACATGCGCACAGCGCGGACAATGTCGTGCTAGGCGGAATCGGCGCCGGCGAGCTGGTCGCGTTCACGCTGTACGTTGTCATGATGTTCAGCAAAAACATGCATATTTGCCCATCACACGCGAGAAGTTCGCAAGTGCACCGCGAGGGAACGTACGGAGTGGAACTATGAGCAGCAGAGAGATTCGGCTCGGCGACATTGGCACAGTGTTCGAGATCACGCTGATGGAGGATTCGGACGTGGTAGACGTCTCGTCGGCCACGACCAAGCAAATCATTTTCGAGGATCCATCCGGGACGACCAGAACAAAGCCAGCGGCCTTTTCCACGACCGGCGCGGATGGGAAAATTAAGTACACGTCCGTGTCGGGAGATCTGAATCGGACCGGCAAATGGAAAATGCAGGCGTACGTCGAGACTCCATCAGGCAAGTGGCACAGCGATATTGCATCGTTTCGAGTTTATCCGAATCTGTGAGGCTATACGATGGGATTCTGCACTGTCGCCGATATTGAGAGCTTGCTACAGGTGACGATCCATACAGACGCGACGAAAAACGCTGCGGCGCTGCGGGCAATCGCCGAGGCGACGGAGGCGATCAAGAATTATACCCACCAAGTGCTGGAGATGGTGGAGGATGACGAGATCACGCTGGACTGCGCGGGCGGAAACAAGATTTTCTTGCCCGAGCTGCCGGTGGTGTCGATTTCCGAGGTCGTCGAGGACGGTGCCACGCTGACAGTGGACGACGATTATAAGTTGGGCCAGCACGGCATTCTGTACAGAGTGGACGACGACTGGCCGTCCGGCGTGCAGATCGTGATGGTGACGTACACGCATGGGTACGATTCGATCCCGGACGACATTGTGGCGGTATGCACGCGGGCTGCATCTAGGATCTTTCAGGCCGGCCTGACGTCGGCGGAGCTGGCCGGGCTGCTGGGTGTGACCTCGATGAGCCTGGGCGACTATTCGGTTGCGTTCGGCGGGGCAGGCGGGTCGAGCAGCGAGGGAACGATGGGGGCCAGCGGGGCGCGGATGCTGCTGATGTCTGAAAAAGACATGCTCAATCGGTACAGGTATGTGCCGGCGTGAAATTTCAAATTTCAAATTTCAAATTTCAAAGGGCATTCGATGGGTGTGTTTGAGGCGCTGCTGAATAATACGTTCACGATCTCGAGACGAGATCGTGTGTCGGATGGCCAGGGCGGATGGGCGATCATGTATGCGGCGATGGGAAGCGCCGAGGGACGAATCCGGCCGGCATCCAGCGCCGAGCGTGAAATAGCACAAGCTGAGCAGCGGGAGATCACACACGTGCTATATGTGGTGCATGGAACGGATATTGCGCGCGGCGACCAGGTCGAGTGCGAAGATTTGACCGTCGAGGTGATGGGGATACGGGAACCATCGAAGGCATCGCATCACCTGGAGATTGATTGCCGAGAGGTGCAGCGCGAGACAGCGGTGGAGGCAGGATCATAATGCCGATCACGCAGGCGGTGTATGACAGGCTGGCGAACGATGCGACGCTGGCGGGGCTGTTGGCAGACTATCGCGGGACGCCGGCGGTGTTCACGACGGACCCGGCACCGGGGGACGCGGCGCTACCATACATTGTGTCGGCTGGGCAGCCGATGGATGCCGCATTCGACACGAAGACGAGCCGAGGCCGGTCGCTGATGCGCGATGTGCGATGCTACGCGGCTGCGGATGGTAGCGCGGCGTTGATCGAGCAGATCGCGGAGCGCGTGCGGGCGCTGTTTCACCGGCAGGCGCTGGTAATCGCTGGATTTGTGTGGATTTGGGCTGAATGCTCTGGGCCAATCGTGGCCGACGAGCAGGACGCCTATGGTCGGGTAGTATCTGTTCGTATGACAATCGAGGAGGTGTGATCATGGCAATGAACGGTACAGACATTTTGCTGCTGGTCTATGACGGCGCTGCATACGACGTCGTCGGATCGCAGCGGGATGTCACATTCGAGGAGACGACGGACGAGATCGACGTGTCCTCGAAGGACAGCCGGAACAAGCGGGTGCTGCCCGGGCGGTACAGCTCGACGGTATCGCTGGACGCGCTGTACGTGCCGACGGACGATGCGTATGAGAAGCTTAAGGACGCGATGCGCACCGGCGTGGCCGTCAAATTGATGCGCCAGGAGGATGGCGTCTCGCTGGAAAGCGCGGACGCAATCGTGACGTCCATCTCGGAGGCGGGGCCGGATCAGGGCGAGGCGACGATCTCGGTTTCTCTGACGATTGACGGGGCGTGGACGGAGTACGGGACATGACGGTGACGGGTGCACGCGGCGAGGGCATCATTCGGCATGGCGAGACTGAGCATCGGATTCTGTTCACGAATCGAGCGTTGGCCGAGGCGGAAAGCGCGACGGGGAAATCGGTGCTGGCGCTGGCGCAAGGGTTCGGCGCCGGCACCACGGGCGTCGGCGACATTGCGCAGATGCTGGCGGTCGGGCTGGAGGCAGCGCGGAGAGACGCGAACGCCGGCGGACGAACGTACACCGTGGCCGATGCGTATCGGATCATGGATCAGGTCGGATTCGGCGAGACGGCTCGGTCTGTGATGGAGGCGATGTCCGCGGTGCTGCGGTTCGGGACCGACCAGGACGAATCCCCAAACCCGTAACGGGGCGCGAGGATGAGGCGGGCGCGCCCCTACGGTTCGACGATCTATTGATCGAGTCGCTGAGGCTGGGAATATCGGCGGTCGAGTTTTGGAACATGACGCCGCGCGAGACGATCGCTGCGCTCGACGCGGCGGCGTGGCGAATCCGGCATGAGAAAATGCAGATGATGAGCCTGGCCTGGCACACGGCGGCGTTGATGCGCGCCCGGCGGATGCCGTCGCTGGCGCAGATGACGGCGCGCCTGAAAAAGCCTCGTCGGAATGCGCCCATTGAGCAGAGGCGGGAGGAGTTTGAGGAGCTGAAGGCGAGGGTAA